CTGTTTTGTGATTGCACTTTCTGATTCAAAGAATACAACACCAGAGTTTGGATTTTGGTCTAGGAAGTTTTTAACCATTCCCATAAGAAAGAAAGTTTTACCTGTGGAACTTTCTCCTGCCAATGCAGTAATTTTGTTTTGTGGAAGTCCACCATAAAGTGAACCAGAAAGTAAAGCATTAAATACATGAGAACCTGTATCTATAAAGTTCTCTACATCTCCTGCCTCAATACCATCTGATACTATTCCAGCATATTCATTACCAGTTTCTTTGATAACATCTTTTAAAAAGTCATTCATTTGTTTCCCCTATTTAATTGCAATTGCGCCAACGAACATATGATTGCGCCAGAATGGTTGTACTGTTTTAAATCCAGCACATTCTAACATACCTACTAACTCTTTCCAAGTATTAGGTTTTAACATGTTCCTTAGTGTTTTTTCTTTTTCTAAAATATCTGATGCCTCAAAATGTTTTCTTTTATAATCATAAAAATTAAAAGTTATCATTTCTTGTAGTCTTGAATCTTCACAAACTGTTTTCTCTGCAAAAATAAAAGCACCACCATGATTTAGTCCATTGTATATATTTTGTAATACATTAAATCTATCCTTTCTAGGCATAAACTGTAATGTAAATATTGATGTTACTAAACTACAGTTTTCGAAATTGTAACCACGAACATCTTTTTTTGTGAAACTAACATTTGCCCATGGGTTTTCAACTTTCATTCTTTCATGTCTTGCATCAAGTTCTGAAAAGAAACTGGGTGCAAGTTCTATACCAACATAGTTAGCATATTTACAAAATGATTCATTACCCTTTACAAAGGCCTCTGTTAATTTACCTGTTGAACAACCTATATCAACAACATTTGTTTCATCTTCTACAAAGTTTCTAGATAGACTAACTACATCTTCTAGTAGATTTTTATATCCACGAATTGAATGTTCAATATGGTCATCAAAACCTTCTTCTCTTTGGGCGAAGGTAAAGTCATAATTTTTAGACATTATTTTTACTCCAGTTTATATTGCCATTATACATGGTGTAATCATGTTTTGTCAAGACTTTTATTATAAGGTTCTATTACATTCTTATAAACAGACTCAGCAATGGCTTTCATCATTAAAGAGGGTACCATTCTACCACATCTTTCTGTCTTCTGTGACATAGAACCAGTAACTATGAAGTCATCTGGTAGTGACATTAGACGTTTTATTTCTTTGATTGTTAATCTTCTTTTTTCAATAAAGTGACAAACATCTGCATTTGTTGTAATTGTGGGTGCTGGATGGTGTCTAGACATCTTCTTAACATTGAAATGCCATCCTTTAGGATGATAATCATTTCCACCTAATACTTTGTCTGGGTCATCTGGCATAAGAGCTGCTGTGTCCTTATAGTGTGCTGATTTTATCCATGTGTCTGTACACCACTTAACTTCTTCTGAGTCTAACTCTAAGTCTTCTAATGCTTCTTCAGCTGTTACTATATCTCTACTTTCTTCTGGGAAGATACTAGCGATGTTCATAAATGTTAATCCTATTGCCTCTGTAACATCTTCACGAACAGCTATAAAGATAACACGCCTTCTAGATTGTGGTACTCCAAAGTGTGATGCATTTAAAATTTTATATGATACATCATATCCTATTTCTTCAAATGTATTTACAATCTCATTTAATTTAAGTTTAGCTTCTCCTGCCACTAGACCTGCGACATTTTCACCTATAATAACTTTAGGTTTTAAATCTTTTGCTATTCTTAAAAACTCAAAAAATAAGTCTTCAATATTTTCTACTACTTTATTGTCTGAATATTTTTTAGTCTTACCCCAACCATCAGAATGTTTTGAACCAGACTTTCCTAATGTACCACACATTGAAAATGCAGAACATGGTGGGGAACCATCTAATATATCTAGTTCACCTTTTTGTATTCCAGTAGTTTGTAAAAAGTCTTTACCTGTAAGTTCTTTAATATCATCTGGTAATATTTTTGTGTCTGGGTAATTTTCTTTATATGTAATTCTTGCTTGTTCTACAAACTCATTTACACAAAGTATGTTTCCACCAGCTAGTCTATAACCAGTAGATGAACCACCACCACCAGCAAAGGTAGATATGACACTAAACTTATTTTGTGCCGATGCTTCTTTTACATCTTTTAAATTATACTTTTGATATTTCATTATATGGTTTCAACACCTTTTCATAAATTGATTGTGCAACTGCTTTCATCATTAATGGTGGTACCATTCTACCACATCTTTCTGATTGTTTGTTATAACTTCCTGTTAGTTTAAAGTCATCTGGTAATGACATTGCTCTTTTTATTTCTTTAATTGTAAGTCCTCTAGGTTCATGCCAATGCATTGGTGGAAATTTTGCTGTGATTGTTGGTGAAGGTTTAAATCTTGAACATTTTTTCATATTAAAGAAATGACCTTTAGGATGATAGTCACCACCTGTTTCTACTTTCTTTGAATCATCTGGCATATCCAACCAAGTTACATGATGTGCTGAACCTACAAATTTATTTATTAATGTATCTGCTTCTTCTCTATCTATTTCTATTCCTGTTAAACAATCTTCTAATGTAATCACTTCATTACTTTCTTCTGGGAATAAACTTTGAATATTCATGAATGTTAATCCTATTGCCTCTGTAACATCTTCACGAACAGCTATAAAGATAGTTCTTTGTCTTGTCTGTCCTACTCCATAGTGTACAGAATTTAAAACTTTATACGATACATCATATCCTATTTCTTCAAATGTGTTTACAATTTTAAAAAGATAGTTTTTTGCTTCACCAATAGTTAATCCTTTTACATTTTCAGCAACAATTACTTTAGGTTTTAAATCTTTTGCTATTCTTAAAAACTCAAAAAATAAGTCTTCAATATTTTCTACTTTCTTACCATCAGAATAAGTTTTAGTCTGACCCCAACCTTTAGAGTGACTACCTTGTACCATTGCACCAGATACAGAAAAAGCAGAACATGGTGGGGAACCATCAAAGATATCTATGTCACCATACTTGTTAAAATCTTCTGCAGTAAGTTTTTTTATATCATCTGGTAGTATAGGTGTACTAGGATAGTTTTCTTTATATGTAGTTATTGCTTCTTGAACAAACTCATTCACACAAAGTATCTTGCCACCTGCCAAACGATATCCAGTTGATGAACCACCGCCACCAGCGAAAGTTGATACTACTGTAAACTTTTCTTGTTTTTCAGCATCAAGTACATCTTTTAAATTATAAGGTTTATATTTCATACAAATTCCTCTAGTGTTGATGTATTTTCCATTTCATACCAATCTCTATAAACATCTAACATTCTAGTCCTATTTTTAAAGTTAATTTCTTTATTATTTAGCAAAGTAGAAAACAGCTTTATTACTCCACTTCCTATTTGTAAATTTAAATGATTCTCTACTTTACCTATTTCATTAAACTCATAAAATCCATTTCTTACATGATGTTTTTGAAATGGTTTATTTAATTGTTCATGATTGTGTTTGTAGAAAAATTCTTTTACTGCTGTTGTTAAGTATGGTGTTACAAGATTTTTATTATTCATTTCTGCAACTTTATTATGCCATATATATCCAGCTTGATTTTCTTTTGCAAAATAATTATCTCTAAACTCATTAAAGTTATCACCTTTATAATGTATCATAGCTTTTTTACTTAATCCATAATAACCATCTGCAGCCCAACCAGACAAAACATATTTTTCTTTTATCTGTGGATAGATGTATAGAAATGGGAATGTACATTCAAATTGTGTTTTCTTTCTACATCCTAATTTAACTAAATTATGAAAATCTTCTATCAATCTATTTGTTGGTATAGTAACACCAACGAATTTCCAATTTCTCATTTGAGCAATATCTTTTGCTTTGTTATAATCATAAGATGGTTCATTATCTAATCTAAAACTATATGCAGTTATCTTCTTTCCAAGTCTTTCTGCTGCAAATGCGACAGAGATAGAATCAACACCACCAGACAATAATACTGCAACTTCTTTTTCTGGTATAGAATCATCTACTTCATATGTTAATATTTTGTCTATCATTAAATGGTCAAAAGTATTTTTCTTTTTAAATATTAAATCCCAGTTTGAATCAAACTGTTCTATGTCCACTTTAAGTGGTCTTCTTTTATCACCTTTTCCAGCCATTAGAAAAACTCCTCTAGTGTTCCTTGTGTTCCATAACTACCATCAATCTGCCATTGTATCATACTAGTAATAAATTTTAATGGTTCTACAAATGACTTTTCAAATTGCATATCATAATCTACTATAGTATGTAAGTTTAATTCTTTAGGTAACTTAGTCATGAATGATATAGAAGTTGATTGATATGTATTTGGTATTTTCATATGTAAAAATTTAATCTTATCACCCTCTTGTATAAAAGGATATTTTCCTTGTAATTTCTTTTCTTTTAAAAGATGATTGTATAATATTGCACCTTTACAATGTATTGGTGCTCCTTTCTTAAATAGATTATGTGATTCAGTCCATTTCAATAATCCATTTACTGAGCGTGGGTATGCAACCAGTTCTGGTTTTAAAGTCATAAACTCTTTTCTAAAATCTTGTATAAAACTATTTAGCACTTTAGAATCTTCGTTCATTATAATGACTAAGGCTTCTTTAATTTTTTCACGACATGGTGCTGGGGTTGATGACTTCACAGCTTCAACACCCATGATTTTTAATTTGGGTTCTTTATAACGAACACCTTCAACATCATGTGTATTTAAAATATATCTTTTCTTTGCAACCCAAATACCTTTGTCTGCAATTACTTCTCTTTTCATTTCCATTTTTTGTTCGTATGCATTTACATAGTCAGCGAGGTCTTGATAAGCTTTATCAATAAAAGGTTCGATTTTATCTGTAGCCACTTTGTCCAAGAAGTCAACGATTTTGGATTTGTCGGTTTCATCTTTGAATACTTTGCCAACGAGTTTGTCAAAGCGTATATACACCGAGTCCGTATCTGATGCAATAATGTAATCTTCTGCATCTGTTTTAAGTATTTTATTAAGATACCCATTAAGAGCACGTTCAATGAAACGAATAGCAAATTGACCACTGGTAGTAATTGCTTCAGCGACCAAAATATTATAATACCTAAACCAGACATTACCAAGAGCGCCATATACAC